CGTTTCTTCTTGATAAACAGGCCTTTGATGGCAACCAGCTCACGACCGCCTTTGATGATAGAGCCCATTTCTCTTGGACAGCGGAATGCACGTTCCATAAACAAAGGAAAGCTCTCGTTGACTTGGTCACCAATTTGGTCATACAGTTGAACGCAGATTTCTTTGTTCCACTGCATACGTCCTGCTTCTACTTCAGCCTTGACAGCAGGCCACGCACTAAAGTAAACAGAGTCTGTGTCACCATAGATAATGCTTTCGCCCACATGGTCATACTTGCCAAAGATACATTCGTTAACAAAACTGTCCATGTGTTTGGCAATCACACGACCTGTCAATGTTGTACTTTGTCCAATACGTTTGTCAAAGAAGCGGCAGCCTGGATTCAAAATAGCACCATACAAGCTGTTCAAGTTAATCTTTTTAACCAGTTGTCGCTTGTCCCAGAATGCTTTCTCTTCTGGTGTGGTTGCATCTTTCTTCTTGGATTGCATTTCTTGCCGTTCTGCATACCAGCGTTCTAGCAAGCCGGGCACAATACCTTTGGCATCATATTTAAAGATGGTACCATTGGCACTCAAGATCCAGGGTTGATTGCCTTCAAAGATCAAGCGCCAGATATCCGATGCGCTCATTGAATCACTGCCGCCGCCTTCCCAATCAATGGTAAGTTCAGTGCCTGCTTCCATGTTCATCACACTGGTATACTCTAGTGTACCAAACAGGCCCTCCCAAGCGTCAGCAAAACTAGCCCCTGCTGCCATCTTTTCTGTTATGTAGTGGTCTGTTCGATCCGGTCTGATTTGTCCGACAATCGTTTCGCATGCCATGTTAAGGGCGCGAATAGCCGAGGGATAGAGCGAGTTGATATCAATGGCCCCAATCCATTCATGCATACCTCTTTTGGGGTAAGCAACGTAGGCACCTGCCGCTTGCGTGTCACCTTGTTCATCTTGATTACTCCTATTTTGAACTACTAAACCTTTTTGATGCGCTTCATTGATAATGGCTTGTTCGGTGACAGCCACTGCTCCCATGGTGGTGGGTAGCAATACAGTATTATCATGTGCCAATTCATTTGCCAAGTCAATAAACTTCAGTTTCTTATCCATCTTGGCCAACAACACAGTGTCTTGTCTGTTGTAGTCAATGAACTTGGGAAAGTCCTTGTTGTACAACTGATCCAAGGTACCTTCGTATTGTATTTTGCGTTCATCTAGTTCGTACTCGCCAATGGCATCCAAACTGTAACTGTGACGTTCTTCATATGTGTACTTGCGATACAACTGCATATAGTCCATGTGCACACGACCCACTAGGTCGAATGTGATGTTTTCTGCGCCAAAACGTTCAAAGGTTCTTTTCTTGGGAAACTGATCCCACAAACAGTAACGTCTAGTGTCGTCTTTGCTCAGTACCTTGATAGTGCGCATGACCATGTAGGGAATATCGAAGCCTTCACTGTTCCAACCACTCAGTATGTCTGCATCTTCAATCAAGTCAAGGAATGTTTTAATCATATCCTCCTCGCGATCGAACAAGAAACAGTTGTCAAATTGATTGACAATTTCCTCTGCGGCCGCCCAACTGTAGCTCTTGGGTGGAACTACCAGTGTTACCAGTTTGTCCAGCCAACCAAGATAGATTGAAATAGCAGTGATTGGATTAAACGGATCTTCGGGTCGACTAAATCCACGTACAGGATCAAAGTCGACCTCAATGTCAAAGAACGCTGTGTTTAGTTTAGGTGCGTCTTTGCCCAAGTAGTTTTCTTCAAGGCATCTAACCAAGGGCTTGATGTCGGATTCCCACAGCTTGCCCTTGCTGTGCATTTTGAGTTCTTTGAAGTATTCCTTACCACTGCGTGTGCTGAATCTGCTGACAGGTGTGTCGTAAATAGTTCTGAACTTGCCGCGAGGATCATCATAATAAAAAATATAGTTGGCAGGATATTCTCGATATATCCTTTGACCATCCACACGTTCTACTACGTAAATTCGATCTTCGTCTTTTGAAAATAGTGCGTCAACGTAACTCATTAATTAACAATCATCCTGATCAATCCAATGGTGTCGATTGTGGTAAGCAAGATATAATTAGCCAGCATACCAAAGGAACGCCGACTATAAGCGCACCAAGCGTATATAGCACAACCTGTAATCCAAACAGGGTACATGTAAAGAAGGGGAGGATTAGGCACGGTTGCGGCCATAGTGATACTACAGCCAATAGATACAGCCCAAGCAAGGACCTCAAGACAAAAACGTACTCTATTACTCGTGTAATCATCCTTAATCCAATCAAATATGCCTATTATAATATTATTCAAAGTGTTTTGCCTACAGTTTCGAGGATAGTGTTAAGGTCATCGTGATCTCGGTTGGTTTCGCCCAGTTTGGCTTTGTGTGCAATCTTGATTGCTTTTTTGAGGATAGCGGGTTTAATTTCCAATTCTTCTGCAATGGCTTTGACAGTGTCGTTAAGGCCTTCGTTGAGGGTCTCGATCTCGTGTAAAACGGTCATGCCCTCATTGATAATTTGAGTAAGTTTAAGTTTTTGTTCGCCGCTGAACATGCGTGGTGAAGTCATTCAGTTCTCCTGTGATTAGTAATAGACTATTGTAGATTACTTATCGCAGAAAAGCAAGCATTAAGACGAAAATAAATGCTCACTTTAAGCAATGTCTGGCGTAACATTGTTTTAGGCAGCAGCCGCCTACACTCTTATAACGCAAAGGTCCTAAGGTAGAGTGTTCTTAATTCGAACTACGTAGTATATTCGCTTGATCTTGGCACGTGAAACATTGGCAATCGGTGCACTCGCAATCATCAGTCATACAACTATGCCCGCAATGTGCACTACATCCACAATTACATTTGGTTGTGCTAGATGTATATCGTTTGTAACTATCGTAGTCATCCATATATTTTTCCATATAGTATTTATTTCCAAGCAACCATCTTGAATCGCTCTTGTGGTATACCAAAGTAGTTGCACTTCCATGCACTTTGTTCAAAGAAGTCTAAATGATGCCATTGATCTTTATGTCTAAGAATTTCCTCCCCGGCATCGTCCCAGTCTATTGCGGCAAACTTGGCCTGTAGTTGTAACTTATATACTTGCACTTGTTCGTAATCAAATCCATCGTATTCCCAATGCAGTATTTCAAACACATCTCCGTTTTGGTTAACATAGTCCATGCTAAAATCAAGTCCCCACTTGGGACGCAAAGCCAACAGCTTGTGTACCAATGGATTAGTTTTTGCCCAGTATAACAATTGTTGTTGTGCTAGCCCTGAGTAGGCTTTACGTTCAAATAATAAACTGTGATTTAGTACAGCAAAACAATTCTTTTCGACTTGCGTAAACCAATCATATTTTAGTGCTCGATGATATCTGTGTGCTTGTGCAGTAGTCAAATTCTGATGCGCATACCGTTGTTCTAGATCGGTTAAGTCGTAACCATTTTGATCAAATAAAGCCAAATCTGCTATTGTGGGAGAAAATAGGGTTTTGTTAATAGGGCGTTGCCAATAACCGTCAATGGTTAATTTATTAGTCGATAGCGACAAATCATTCACAGTTAAACTCTTATAAACTTAGATTTTGGTCTTGCTGATGATTGTGTGCTTTATACAGCCGGTCAATGTAGCCCTGATTTCGCAACACCTTGAAAGCCAAATTCTCTACACTGAACTCTCCGGTCTTGTCTAGCCCGGCTCTGCGCATGTGACGTAGCTTGTCTGTTATACGTTGTATATCTTCTGGGTCGTCTGCAGTTTCGATTGCAACATCTATTTGTTTAATTAAATCCTGTACTTTGAGATTGACCGCACCTTTATCGATGTCTGGAGGTGAATATTTTGGAGTATTTAACCACTTGTCGTCTAATAAACTGTAGATTCCTTCGCTTACAGGAGGCTTTTCTATGTCCTCTACGTATAGCTCAACATCGTGTCCGTGAATAACAATATCGTGATTGTTATTCCATATTTCCTTTTTGGCACGATAAAATGCTTCAGCAAGGTCATCGCACTTTAAATCTCTATAACGTGTGACCACATGCACATCAAAATCCGAATACTTGGTGTAGTTATAGTTGGCCATGCTACCTGTTAACACAACATCTAGTACCCTGAAGTCGGGTATGTCCAGGTAGTCAATGAAGAACTTGGCTGTTTGTAACAACTTGTATCTAACTTGGGGCGAAATCTTGCCGCCCTGCCAGGCCGCCGATGACAGTAAGTTATGGTAGTCTATGTTACCTTTGACAAAGTCGTTTACGTTCATTGTTCGTTGTTGATGTATTCAGGAAACTGTTTGCTAAACTTGCGCATGACAATACCAGCCGTGCTGTTGGCTTCGTTTTCTTCGTTGCTGCCAGTTTCGCCGCTGTCAGGGTTCAACTGATTGTTTTCATTCTGTTTAAAATGAACCAGCTCGTGTGCCAAGGTTCTACAAATGTCTACAGGGTGGCGTCCGTTGACTGCCAGTCTAATGGTCTTTTTATCTGGCACAAATCCGCCAAAGCTGGGTTGGCCATTGCTGTCTAGGGTATGTGATAATTTGATTTTAGGAAGAGTTGTAATTTCCAATTCCTGCATTGCAAATGGCAAAAAGTCCTTCAATGCATTGTGCAATACAGGCAAACTGTCGGCACTTTCGGCCACAGCAGTTCTTAGACTAATTTCATCTAAGGGTAAACTTGCTACGGCACCTTTTGCATTTGTGTTATTGGGAATAAAATATATTCGATCGCCGTTGACTTCGCCGGTGGCTGTTCCAACAATGCGACTTTTCCAAAGTACCAAGTCGCCTTTTTTAACTCGTTCGGCCTTGGACAAAAATTCATTGTCTGGCGTGAGTCCTTCGGCTAGTTCGTATGATCGCATTGTGTTACTTAACTATCTTTCCAACGCTTTTCTGTACTGCACCAGTACCGGCCGCCGGCTTCTTTCATGACTGGCTTGGTTGGTGTGTCTGACACACTGCGGTCTACAATTTCGTCCAGTGATGCCAAGCGATCGTAGTTTTTATAATAAAAGTCTTTGGCAAGTTTAGGATCATCAAATCCTTCTGGACCTTGACCTGTGATACGACGACCCATGTGGTCTAGTACTTCGTAACGCACAGCTTTGCTGCCATCTGGGCGCATCTTGGTGTACTTGCGAACACGTGGCTTTTGTTGGGTAGCTTCACCTAGACCTTTTTGTTTTTGGTTTATTGCTTCTTTGGCGCCAAACTCTGCCAGTGCCTCCACCAATCGAGTTAATGCTTCAATTGGAGCATCAGGGTACTTGTTTGAAACAAACTGAGCCAAACTGTTGGCCCACAAATACATTATTTCTTTATTCTTTATGTCTTTAACAGGGTGCGGTGTAGTAACATAATACTGTTTATCATTTTTGTATTCTTGCCATATTGCTTGATATTTTGAAGTATCCACCGGACTAGTAATCTTAGACATCATTCTTTGAAACGCCATTGGATCACTGGCATTTTGTTTTTTACTAAATGCAATACCGAGTACACGTTTGAGTAAATTTTTATAACTGGCTACCAAACTTTGAACAGTTGCTTCGCCAACTGTTTCTTTGCCTGGTTTGTTGAGTTTAGATGCTTCCGGAACCATACCATGTTGTCTGACTCGGGCATCTAGTTCATCACGCTCTTTAGATAATTTTTTAATCAAGTCTCGGTCGCCTTGCTTGATTGCTTGACTAAGTCTATCTTGCAATTCCTCCGCCGCTTTAATATAGTCGTCCATTTTCATTCTAGACGCGGTGTCTTCGTTTCTGGGTTTTCTATTACTAGACGAATATGTCACTGCTGGTTGATTAGTTCCGCCACGAGACGAATATGTCACTGCTGGTTGATTAGTTCCGCCACGAGAAGAATGAGTCACTGCTGGCGAAGTTTGTGTGGGCACTTGGCTGTCGTCCATTGACAGGATGCCTGCTTTTTGTAAGGCTCTTATGACATTTGGAGCAAGTTCCGTTCTGGCTTCTATTTTACCGTTTCTTACTACAAGAAATTCCCCCGGACGGTTGACGATAGGAGTGCCGTCACCACGGTGATTCAGCATGTAACCTGATTTACTTATGGTATCCTGTATAGCTCTGTATGTTACTCCATCAATGGTTGCCTTTGCTGTAACAAAGCCGTTTCCTAAATCTTGTTGCTGATCTGGTTGTGCTTGGCTGCTAACACCGACACCTGCCACGGCCGCCGCGCCGGCAGCCTTCAAGAAACCTCTACGATTCATGTCAGCTTCCGCCACGCTTTGGCCTAACACTTGCTTTACTAACAGTTGAGGAGCAAAATCCATATCACCTGCTAGCTCTCTTGCGGCTGCTAATACTGCCTGTGGAGTAGGTTGTAATCTTTTTTCTTCTACATCTCGGCGTAGTTTCATAATAAGAGATTGTGCGTCATAGCCTAACTCCCTGACACCTTCCGCCACACCTTCTTGCATTTGTTTTAATAATTGCTGTGCCTTTTCGATGCTGACCAATGGTCTAGGATGTTTGCCGTCTACAACGCTTTGTAGATATTCTTTACTAAATCCAGCTGGTGCTTGTACTGCTGGCTTTTGGTCTACTGGTGCCACTTGTGTTACATTGGGCTTGCCTGTTAATCGATTGATATTAGGATCATCTTGGCCGGGAGTAACTCTGGCTTGAGCGCCAAGTGCGGCACCTGCTATTGCGGCACCTGCCACAGTATTTTTTAACCAACCTTCGTCCATTGGAGCATGCACTGGACATTGCTCTGGTCCCATAGTTTTGCAAACACATTTCAAATTGGGTTTGCCTTCCGCCACATCTTTTTTACCATACATATCCACCAGTTGTTGAACAAAGAAATCATAAAACTGTTTACGATCTCTGTAATCTCTTTCTCCAACTTGAGCTTTTATTGCGGCCACAGCATCCAACCATCTTGGACCCTGCATTTTTTCTAATCCCCTAGTAACAAGTGAATCAACTCTATCTTCACCTTCTGCTACACCTTGCTCTTTATCAGTGTCAATCAAAGTAAAGTTTTGCATACGCATTTTTGCTTGTTGTTTTAATTGTTGCCATTCTTGTTGCTTTGCGGCTTTTTGAGCAGGTGTCATAGCGGCATATTCTTTAGCACTGAAACGAACTTCAACTTTTTCTGGGTTAGAGCCTTCCTCTACACCCGGTGCTTTAGCAGTAGCAGGTTCCATTGTGGCACGAATCTTACTCATACCGGCCATTCTTTTTTCAGCTTTTTTAAATTGATTATTTGGATCTTGTTTAAGTCTATTTCTAGCATCAGTATTAGCTTTTGTAATATAGTTGGCTAGTTTTGTAGGAGTCAATTCATCAAGCTGATCTACTGCTTCAAAAGGTGCATCGGGCATGCCTGCAGTGGGATCCTTGGGCGCCGGTTTAGGCAATAGGTTTTTGTATTTCTCTGCCCATGCTTCCTTGGACATCTTGTAACGACTTTGAAACGCCATGGGCGGCAGTTTTAGGTAATCCTCGTATTCCAAATTAACATCCGGCATACCGCCTTCGGCCATAGCACCACCGTTTAAGAAGTTGCGGTCTTTGTCATTAAATAGATCTAGTACATGCATGGTTATTTTGCTTTCGACATCACTTGGTTAAGTTGTGAAGGATTCAATCCTGCACTTTTTAGCATTTGTCCCAAGGCATCAACGCCTTGCTGTGTGACAGGTTTGTTAGTTACTGTACCGGCTGATGCAGGCGCAGTATTGGCCACGTTGCCAGCAGTTGCACCACCAGTGCCAACAGTTCCTGTGGTACCAACAGTGGTAATTTCATTTAATTTTTCTTCGTGTTGTTTTTTGAAGAATTCAAAAAGGCCTAGGCTGGAGTCATTGTGGTCTAATCCTGCATCAACTGATTCGTTGTACATCTGCTGAATGGCAGCACGGTCACTGTCTGATATGCTACCATATACCCAACGACCTTCCACAATATCTTGCACTCTCACAAGTCCCATGGCAATACGTGATACCACTTTTGAATCAATCATTTAGATTTCCTTTTAACTACTTTACCGCCGAACAAACTACCTGCTACGCCTGTTGCCATTGCACCGCTACTCATACCACCTGCGCTGGCATCTTCTTTGACTTTACCTTTGCCGAGGTTGTGCACTTTACCATCTGGGCCCATAAGACCCAAATGCATGTTGGGATATTTGGCATGTAGATTTTTAACAACAGTTTCTGCGGCATTCATACCTTTTTGTTTGGGTTGTGCTTTGGTGTATTCCCACTTGCCACCCTTCACAATCATAACGTAGTATTGTCCAGAATCTTCGTCACTTAGTTCATGTTGGAGTTCGTGTTTTTTAAACTCTGTTGCTTCCGCCACAGCTGCCTCTGCTTGTAGTACGTCTGCGTCCACTTGATGTGTTGACATAACAGAGTCTTGCAACTTGGTCATTATTTCATACTCCAGCCATTCTTTGACTGTGCGCAGATAGTCGTTGGCTAGAGTAATTTTCTCTGATGCCCACGCTTGCAAGCCTTCTTGCTCGCTCACATGTTTAAGCATACGATGCAGTTCCATTGCATTAGTGGCAGCATGATAGCACTCTTCTCTAGCCATCTGTATTTCGTGATCGCCGTGCATGTCAACAGCAGCCTGGCCAATTGCGTGTTTTTCTGGGATAAAGTCTGTAGGTTTCATAGTAGTTAAAGGTAATAATGTATATTTATGTCGCTTAGATTAAGCGCAGTGCTCTCATGTTCTTCTTGGGAGTGTCTGGGTGCACGTCCACAGTAAGACTGGTTTTATAACGTGGATCATTCTTTTGTTTTTTGCTGGCAACAACCCCTACTCCAGCGGCATCTTCGGGTATTTTGTTCTCATTGTCTTGAGGGTACAATTCGTCTAACAATCTTTCTGCTAGCCCTTTTTTCATTTTGTCCATCGCGACCTGAGTCTTTTCCTGCGAATCAATGTAGGCATCAGCATCAACTTCTTGACCTATGCTTCTACGCTGATCTAAACCTGGCATGTGATCTTCACCACCTGGGTGGTTGTCAACAATATTCCAGAGTTTCTTTTGAAGTTCTTTGTTGTCGTAGAACATGCCACTGATTGCATAAACAATGCCACCATCAGGTAGAGGGTCATCGCTAGTCCAGCTAGCTGTTTGTCCAGTTTGTAAATCATGCACATCCATGGTTTCTATTTGCAGACTTGGACCATGAGATATCATGTCCACTGGACGCACAATAAAGTTTCCTGATTCTTTTGATCTAGTATTGGTCATTTTAACTTCAAACGTATTGAAATTTATTTGATTCACAAACTCTGCTCGCCAGCCGCTATACTCATCGGCTTCGTCTTGTGCCATGCCTTCATTCGTTGCCATCTCACCATCTGTGCCGTGACCAAAATATGCGGCTACTCGTTGTAAATCAGCAGAATTTCTAGCGTTAAGATAATCACTTACTAAATCGTGAATGTTACCTGGCGTTGAAGCCAAGGTCATATCATCGGGCAGTTCTATTTCACCTTCGCTGGCATCAGCAATAGCAACAGAACCGGGACTGTCTAAGTACCATATTTCATTATCATCGTCCCAATCTAATCCCCATTTGTCCACAGTTGCAGTTAAGATATAATTATGCGTGGTACCTAGTACAAACTTGTTGTCACGTATGTACCTTGAACTAGTGGGCTGACCGTAATCCTTATCGCCCTTGGGACCGCCAATGGCAGTGGGCGGCTTAATAGGAGCAAATTCTTTTAAAGGATCTTCTGCCACGCCTGGTTTACCCGACATACTTTTAAGTAAATCTGTCCAGCTGTCCAAATTGGGATCCGCAAAGATCTCATCAAACCAATCTGTTACTTCCCAGATATCTTCTTCTACAAAGTACTTGGGCATGAAACCTTTTTTCTCAGCAATGTCTATTAAGTAAACAATTATGGCATCAGTTGGGTCGTTATCATCTGGGGAGTTAATAAAATGCTGTCGAGTCTGTTGATCCATGGCCTGTAACACACTCATGCCAAATTTGAGTGCAGGCCTATAACCGGGCATGTTATCAAAACTTGCAATTTTAAATTTTGAATATTCTGCCGGAAGATTAGGGGCTGGCTTTGCAGGATCCACTTTGTCGCCCAATGACTTGTTCATGAACCCTACAAATTTAGGATCTGTGGCTTCGTTTGTGGGACCGCGATCTTCTAATCCAGCAATTGGATACAGTCCTTTTGGGATCTTACCTGTCCAGTATTGAGAGTTTGGCAATGATGGTAAATCTCTAACAGCCCAATCTTCTGCTAAGTCGCATAAACGGGTGTGATGTCCCATTATAGTACTACCGCAGTCGTAGCAAGGATAGTTATCTTCGTGACGCTCACCATCATCATTGCCGGGGAACTTTAACTCATTCAATGCACTGACACCAAGTCCTTGGCGCATGATATCATGTACATTTTTATCATAGCTACCAAATAGATCTTTAATAATCTGTTGTTGTGTTGCTTCGTCTGCGTCAGCAAATTGAGCACGAACTTCTGTGGCACTGCGCATGGGCTGGCCCAGTACTGAGAAATTAAATGTAGGCACAGTCATTATGTAACCATGCTGTTGTAAGGCAACCATGTCTGATGCATCTTTGGGCATGGGTTGGAAATAACTTGGGCTACCATCCTTTTTAGTTTTAAAACTAAAACGTGGATCTTCCGACATGTCCTTTTCGCTCACAGCAAAAATTAATCTTGTGGTTTTTGGGTCGTAGTTTTGTACTACTTCTAAGGCTTTATAAGGATCACGTGTTTCAATAATACGGTCTGCAGACACACCAGTCAAGTTCATAAACTGCACTTTTTCACCGAAAGTAAATGGGCTACGTGGCGGATCAACCTTGTTGCTGGTGGCAACGAAAACATTGTCACTGCCGTAGTTTTTTACTAGATAATCATAAACTGCTTTATGTCCTTTGTGCCAGGGTTGGAATCTACCTGGGTATATCACCAAGGTATTCATACCTGCGACTGATTCAAATAATTCGTTAACAAACATAAAAATAATCCAATTGTATAATATTTATGGTTAACAGTATCTTTACTTGGTCAAAAGAAAAGACTGCATTGCAGTCTTTTCTGTAGTGTTTCCTGTGTTTAAATAGGTGTTGCGGCTGTTTTTCCAAAGTCTGGCATCTGTGTTAGATCACCTTTGAACTCATAATGCCCAATGTGGTTGAGCAATACTTTATTGTGTGCCCAAATTGTGCCACCCAACTTTTGCCAACGTCTGCAGAACAACCAATCTTCACTTAGATAGTGTCCTTTTTCGTCAATGGCCACGTCAAAGATGGCATACATGTTTGGTTCGTATTGTTTGCCTAATCCAACATCGTCTACATACTTGGCTTCTGGATGTGCTTTGCATAGCTGTTCGTATACACTGCGTTTAAAGATCAAGAATCCTGTGCCCATGGTATCAACCGTGAAGATATCGCCCTGGATCTGTGTCTGTGGCAACAAGTTAATTACATAGTTACTGGGGATGCTTTTCTTGGGATACAATCCACCAATAACATCCTTTTCGTACACCAGCATTTGAAAGATAGAATCAGCTTCGAATCTAATGTCTGCATCAATGAACATAAAATGTGTAGCAGAAGCATTACTCATCATTTTGGCCATCAAGTTGTTACGACCACGAGTGATCAGGGACTCATTGACCATGGTATCCAAACTCCAATGTAAACCAACTCGTTGTGCCATTAGCACAAACTTTAGCAGGCTAGTTACAGTAGGTTCGCTCATCATACCACCATAACAAGGAATACCAATATGCAAATGTATTTTGGTAAAATCGTAAGGTGTTCCGCTTGCCTGAGTTGCTGTGGGTGTAGTTTCTTTTCTCTGTTTCATAAAGTCAGAGATTTTCTGTACCACTTCCGTGGCATTTTGTCCTGGCAATTCGATATCGGCCTGTTGAGTAGTGTTGTTGCTTTCCATATTTTCTCTCTTTGAAATTAATTGTTGATTACCATTTGATTTACGGTGCCAATCATGTTTGGTGACACCAGTATTAATAAGTCGATGATCCTGCGATCTTTGACGTATATGTATCCGCCGCTGAAATATTTATATGTACCGCCGAGTCGGCCCAACATAAATGTTGTGATTTTAACATCGTCTTTTAAATTTTTAAGATATGTTGCTAGACCTTGACGTTCGTCGGCAGTTTGAAATCCTTCTTTAAGCCTCACACGATAAGGGTGTGTTGGATCTTTTTTAACAATAGTAAAGCCTTGGTCCAGCTTGGCTTTTGCGTCGGCTGATTCGGGTCTGCAGAATTCAGTAATACGAGATTTGTACTCTCCTAGTACCAAGTTGGCCACACGATACAGGTATGTTTCTGAATTGGAATAGATATTAAAAATATCTTGTTCAATTCTAAATTTAATATCGGCATGTTTTGTATGGTATACTTCAGCAAAAGATCGTAACTGATCAAAGTCTGCCGCAGGACGATTCCATGCATGTCGGTACAGGTTTATACCATAATTGTAATTATTGTGTCTAGTATTGTAATGGATAACACGTTGCATCAATTCATGATCGTCTGGATACTTATAAGTCATTAACCGTGCACCGGGTACACAGTAAGTCAACTTATAATAGAATTCGTTAAAGTACTTTTTCCTAGTAAAAGAAACTTTAACTTCTTCATTTAACTTAGTCCACTCTGATAAATCCATTTTCGTCAACCTTAGCATTACCTTCCATTGGTAAACACATGTTACACACTATTACACTAAAAGTCAACTCTTGATCTTGTCGATCCACAGTGATAATTGATCCATTCTCTAAATTCTCAAACAAGATCTTCTTACTAATTGGAACTTTGACCATGTCGTTGATGGCACGGTTCAATGGTCTTGCGCCCATTTTCTTATCAAAGCCTTTTTCAATCAACAAGTCAATGGCAGATTCTGTCAAGCGAATTTTAATGTCGCGATCAGATAACAATTCGTTGATTTCTGTCATGTACTTGGCCACAATCTTCTTCATGGTAAATTGATCCAAGTGTTTGAATTTGCAGATGGCATCAATACGATTACGGAACTCTGGTTTAAAGAACTCTTTGACAGCTTTGTCGTCTTCACCTTGTTTCTGCATGTCTTTGTTAAAGCCAATTGCATTGCGCTCGTTATCAGCGGCACCCAAGTTGCTGGTCATGATCAAGATGCTGTTACGTGCATCTGCTCTCTTACCATTGCTACTGGTAATAAAGCCTTCATCCATGAACTGTAACAGGATGTTGGTTACATCTGGGTGTGCCTTTTCGATTTCGTCAAATAACACAATGCTGTTGGGATTTTGTTCTAGAGCACTGATCAATAGGCCGCCGCCGATGCTGGCATCATCATATCCAACATAACCAGGAGGTGCACCAATCAACTTGGCCACACTGTGCTTTTCTTGGAATTCGCTCATGTCGTAGCGCACCAGTTTCATGCTTAAATTCTCAGACAGCAACTTGGCCAATTCAGTCTTGCCTGTGCCTGTTGGGCCCAAGAACAAGAAACTACCAATGGGTTTGTTGATTGCCTTGATACCAGCTTTGCTAACATAGATCTTTTCTAGCACGGAGGTGATTGCAGTTTCTTGTCCATACAAGTTTAAACGAATATTATCTTCCAATGATACCAAAGTATTATTGTTGTCTGCTCCAATTTGATCCACTGGAATCTTGGTGGCACGACTTAGTGCTTCGATAACATGGCTCTTTAGCAATAAGAAATGATCCTCTGCTGTTTTCTGTATCTTTTGTTTAGCACAGGCAGTATCTATCAAGTCAATTGCCTTGTCTGGCAATTTCTTATCGGTTTGATATCGTACGCTGTAATCAACAGCAGAGTCGATTGCTTCGTCGGAAATCTCCACATTGTGGAACTGCTCAAATTGCTTACGTATACCTTTAAGAATGGCTTTTGCATCTGCAATGCTGGGTTCATCCACAGTCAATCGCTGAAATCTGCGCATGAGTGCACGATCCTTTTCAAAACTTTGAGTGTATTCGTCCCATGTGGTACTGGCAATAACTTTAATCTTACCTTTGGTCAATGCTGGCTTGATCATGTTGGCAAAGTCCACAGCATTTGCCGAACTGGCACCTGCACCACGCATCTGATGTGCTTCGTCAATAAACAAGATTGTTTTGCCCTTGTTTGACAATGCTTTGATAACAGCCTGGAACTTTTCTTCAAACTCGCCGCGATATTTGCTACCAGCCAACAAGGTACCAATGTCCAAGTTATAAACTGTGTAAGGTTTCAGGTATTCTGGAACATTACCTTCCACAATGTTTTTAGCCAAGCCTTCTGCCAGCATGGTTTTGCCAACACCGGGATCGCCTACCATTAGGATATTTGCTTTATTGCGCTTGGCCAATATGTGAGCCATTTCGCCTAGCTCATACTCTCTACCAATGATGGGATCAATCTCGCCGGCTTTGGCCACATCGTTCAAGTTTGTGCAGTACTCATCTAACACATTGTCTTTGCGATTGGATGCAGGGTCAGGATTGCTATTGTCGGTCTCTGTATTGAGTCTTTTGTATAGTTCGGTAATGGTAACTCGATCCAGGCCGTACTTTAACATAAAGTATGCGGCATAGCTATTGAGCTCCATGCTGATACTCAACAGCAAGTCTACAATTTTAATTCTATTAGAACCATGGAATAATACTTGTGTTAGTGCACGATTAAACACACGCTCTAGTGCTTGAGTTTTTCTAGGTGCAACAAAGTTCATGGATACCAAATCGGTCTGCTGGTGCAGATACTGATTTATATCATGAACTAACCCGTCGACATCGAAGTTTGCTTTACGTAGAATTTCTTTAAACGGTGCGTACTGAAATATTGCCATACTCAAATGTTCCAGTGTGACATACTCGTGACGCAAATTCTTTGCAGCCTCGCCGGCTTTGAGAATAATTTCTTCAATTTCAGTATTGGGTTTCATTGATGACATGTATTCCTTTAATTAAGATTTAAGTTGTTGTAAACGCTCAAGTTGTTCAGGTGTTGGGGCAGCAGGTACCTGCAATGAAACTTGTATCAACAAGTCACCTCTAACAGGTTGATTGATATCCCATAGCCCTTGCCCGCCAATTCTGAATTTATTATCGTGTTGGGTAGCTGGCGGTATGGTAATTTCAAATTGCTTTCCATCTAGTCCTGTAACAAATAGCTTAGTACCTAGTATAGCATCTATACAATTTAATGTAACCGTTTTGGATAGATTGATACCTGTGATGCGGAACTCTGCTGGTTGACGTATTCTAAAGTCAACGTACAAGTCGCCTGCGGGAGCATTAGGAACAGACTGATCACCGTGGCCTGCATAACGCATTTGCATGCCGGTCTGTACACCACGTGGTATTTTAATTTCCACAGTTTTGTTTTGTACATTGATATGATGCGTTTGTTCGTCTAGAGTGGAAACAAGATCAATTTCAATTCCTATTCTTAGATCTCGATTTCTCGCAGGCTGCTGTCTAAAGCCACCAAACGGACTGCCACCATGGAATTGGCGTATGATATCATTGATATCTTGTCCAAAACCAAAGTTAAAGTTGAAGCCGTCTTGATTGTGTGCGCCGCCGAAATGGCGTTGTTGTTCCCACTGTTGGCGTTTTTGAGGCTCTGACAGGGTTGAGTATGCTTCCTGGATTTCTTGAAATTTATTTTGATCGCCTCCACGATCAGGATGATGCTTCATGGCCAATCTTTTATAAGCCTTCTTGATGTCTTCGTCGCTGGCATCGGCTGCGACTCCTAAAGTGTTAAAATAGTCTTTCATATGTTTATAATGTAGAAATAGAAAAAGGTACAGCACATAATACTATACCTTTTTGGTTTTGTCAAGAGATTTTATTTCTTAGCAGGCGGAATTTCCGTACCTTCTAATTTTTTGTGAACCTTGATCTTTTTGCATTCTTGCACAGCTTTTCCGTCCTTCATAACAGGCTTGCCATCTTTGCCAGTCTTGTCGTGACATACTTCTTTGATTTCTGCCGAAGCAAGTACTGGTGTGACTACGCCAAGTAATCCTAAACTAACAATTAAACTCATTAATAATTTCATAAGTGTCTCCTTTTAATTATTGTGGCGGCTTGATTGCCGTTGGGTGCGGTGCAGGCTGACTTAGACCCATAATGGCTGCAGCCTTGGCTGATTCGGTGCCACTCTTGGCAACATCAGCAAGAGCTTGGTACCTGGCAGTGTCCGCGGCTGTATTTGCTTTTTGTATTTCAACTTGAGCACGGGCATACGCTTCGTAGTCTTTATTATTACCAAACTTTGGTATCATAGTACCAACGCTACTGCATCCGCTTACTGATCCTACTAGCACTGCCAATATGGCTATCTTGAATATGTTTTTCATTTTTGTTCCTTAAATTACTGGATCTGGTGGTTGCATTGGACCTGGCTTACCGCCAAAACCTGTTACAACTTGTGATGGTCCACCAAATCCGCTGTTACCACCAAATCCGCTGTTACTGCTGAATCCGCTATTGCCACCAAAGCCTGAACCGGGTGCCGGGCCACCAAAGCCGCCGCCACCAAAGTTATTGTTGTTTGTGACTGGCGTTGGGTTACCTAAATTAATATTAGTTTGTGTATTGCTATTAGGTGGAATATATGTAGTTCCTGCATTTGGTGGTAATGCAATGCCACCGTTGTTTGCACCACCTAATTTTTCTTGAGTACGACCGTAAGCGGCAATACCAAGAACAGCACCCATGGCAATGTGATATAGACCTGCACCTTGCAAGGTGATAGGTTGCCATTGCATATTAACTTGCCCCTTGCTGATAGATTGCAATACACTCCATAACACTGGAAATATAACAAAATCTGCAATACATGTCAACATGTAACTCCACCCCATCATTGGACGCCATTTGGAGTTCATCCAATCTTCTTTTTTCTTTTCACTCTCACTCATTTTTTCTGCCATGATAATTCCTTGTTATTAAATCCACAACCAATAGCCCTGGGCCATTAGTACTAGTCCTAGTGCTCCAACACCCAAGCTGGCCTTGTACATCTTGTTGTTTACTGCTAGTATACTGGCTGACAACAGCACAATGGCAAGTTGAAATAACATGCCTGAGAAAGTTAACCATGGACCATGTGCTCTGGCTTCTTCACGTGCGGCTTCTTGTGCTCGTGCCTTGGCCAAAAGTTCTTTCTTGCCTTCGCCTGTGGCAGGTTCGCTTTCGTAACGAGCAATCTTGGCTTCTAGCTTTTCAATACGTGCCTTGTCGGTGCCCTTCTTGGCTTCTTCTAGTTGCCCTTCAGCCAGAGTTTGCTTGATTGACTTGGATTGATAAAAGCCATATGTGTTGCTGGCCTGCAACAGATTGGTTTGCGCTGTGCTTGAAAAACTGTTGGCCAAGTATGTGTTGGCTGCCAAGAACAGCGCCATAAACACGATAACTAATCCTGCTTTGTCTTTAATCAAGGCTTCACGTTCGCTACGTGATAGTGGTTTCTTTTCTTCTGCCATCTTATTGATCCTTTTTAAACACAGCCATTACACGGGCTTGTATACGTTTCGCAATTTTACTCATTTACGGACTCCTTTTATTTTTTTTGTTTTTTTGCAAATACTTGTCAAGTGCTCTACGCTCTTCCCTATTCTGTGGAATTCCTAAAGCGTTAGTTTTTGCATTAAATGCTGGCATCATGCTTTCTACGTCTTGGCTCACTGCATCACGGCCCACAGACTGTATTTTTTGTCGCATTGCTTGTTGTCCTGAAGTAACATGTTTTGGCTCTTTTATGTTATGCGACGGCACTGCTCTACGAAACAGCGGGGGTGTAGGGCGCATGTTTGGCGATAACACAGTCTCCAGGGTAATTTCATTAGGATAATGATCTGAACGTTTGAGATACAAAGATATCAAGGTGTTTGTGTCTTGAAAATACGCACCTTTGCCTAGTGGTATGGTCTTGAGTTCGGGTACACGTAAGCAAGCAAAGGTGAGTATATTAACTACATCAGCAAGTTTAATGCCGCGATCTACAACAGTAACAAATGCATGGCTATCCATATGCACAGTCCAAGTACCCATTGGTTGTGTAATCATTCGATAATGATGTGCTTCGGTAGTAAATTCCCTGGCTCTCATTTGGTGATACTTTCAAATATTTATTTTAATGTGCGCCCAAAACATGTAGCGCATGATCGTAGTGTTTTTGTCTGTCTGCCAAACCCAATGTACCGCCATTGATCTTCTTGGTCAGTGTAACAATGTCACCAGTATCGGCCCATTTGTTCAAGTTGTTGCTTTCCCAGAACCAGCAGGCACTTTGTACAGCACCTTCAAACGTTGCCAGATAAGCTGGAATTTCTTCAATGGGTGTTTCAATGCTATCAGCAAATGCTTGATAGTTATTGCGACCAGTCAATTGAATAAGACCGCGTCCACAGAAACTCCAACCATCACCGCTTTCCTCAGGACCGTTGCCCATGCGTCCTGCGTAGGCACGATTGGCAATCATTTCTTGCTTGTGAGCATACTGTGCGGCATTGCCAGCATTAAAGTAACGTGGCCATACTCGGCATAGGCTTTCCGCTTTGTAGTTTAAGTTTTCTTTCAAGAACTTAAAGTTACCTGACTCATGTGCACATTGTGCAACAAATGCTGCCACACGTGGTGGGGTATTGATATCGTAGTCAGGCAAACATTGCTCTAGGGCATGATACCAGTAATCTAAATATGGGTTACCCGGAATCAATTGTGCTAATTGTTCTTGACTTAAAATAAAATTTGACATTGTGTTTCCTTCTTATTATATTTTACCAACCATCGAGGTCATCGAAGATTTTCTTTTGTTCGTCATACCATTTTTTCCATGCATCCAATTTGGCCGCACATTGATAGTATGTGGTGTAGTTTTCTGTAGCTATTTTAGTCAACGCACTCAAGGTTGTAGTTTCACCGTCGATTAACTTTAATGCAGGGCATGCTTCTGTGAGTTTCTCGGGAACGTCTGGAAACCGTGGTACCAATGGTACAGGGGTAGTGCAGGCTGTCAAAGTCAACATCACAAACAATGCGGCAATAGTTCTTTTCATTTCTTAGGCACCCCTGCGGCATCATTCAGTGCCTTGATAACTTCTTTTGGAACAGGGCAGGTGTTGTCGTATTTGACCACTTCTCTGTCTATGTACTTGATAATGTCTTCGCCGCGTTCTTTGATAACCTGTGTTTGCTTAACAACCCGGGTTTGTATTTCTATATTCTTTTCTTTGCTTTTGAGTTCGGCGGCAGCTATTTTGGCTTCGACTTCTTTGACACGAGCCTGCCATTTTTCTTCATTGGCTGCGGCTCCCAAGAACCAAACACTAACTATAGTAGCCACAGTTCCTGCAACTTGTATAGGCAGTGTATACTGTTTAACAAATGGTATCAACTTGAATGCCCAAGCGGCCAACAATGCTGTAACACCTGCCGCCAATAGCAGGCTCCAGATCCAGTCTGGTAAAAGTCCTAGCATCCATGTAATTTGACTCATTGTTGATTGATCCTAACGTTGTTGAATTTGGGTTAACGTATACCGGCCATTATCCTTATACTTTCTGTAAAATCATTCTTTGGTGCAACAGTGTCAACTTTTACACCGGCGGCTGTTTTCAATTGGTCGATCTCGTTGCTTTGACGTTTGACAATGGTACGATAATCATGTGGGGTTCCTGGAATAGCGGACTTCAATGACTCAACATCTGGGTTGATTTTTTGTTTAGTCTTGGCATACTCAATTTCCCAGTCTGTGATTTCATGCTCGGTCAATCTTTCAAGGTCAGTGAGCAGTTCCACAATCTGTTCAGCAATCTCGGGTGTGCGTTCAATTTCAACAAACACAATGTAAGAGCCATCAAATATTTCACCGGAGCTGACATCAGCATCAGCTACCCACTCGTAACTTTTTTCAACAAAGTTCACCAAGTCCAATGCCGGCTCCTTGCCTTGTAGTGTAAAACTAACAACAACAATTTCCTCATCGCTGCCCATTTTACTTTTATATTCGTCAATGGAGATCTTGGATGATACTAGTCTTTCTAGATCACCCTGCTCAAGGCCTTCTTTCAGCTTAGAACGCAGGAGCTTGCTGAAAGGGTTGCTGAATAGGGGGTTGTTGCTGTTGTTGCTGTTGTTCATTTTGCTCATCTTGGTTTTTATAGACATCATCTTCCAGGCCTACTTCATAGGCTTGTTCAATATCTTCAATGTCAATGGTCTCTGCTTCTAGCTCGATACTGCCCTGGTGAATGTCTTGCATCAACTGTTTGGGCATGGTAATGGTTACCAACCAAACTGGCTTCTTGGCCATTTTAGGAACTTTGGTTCCTGGTTTAAAATCATTATAATCTTTTACATCCACTGGATAAGCCAACACATCACGTTTGTAACTTATTTCACACTTGTAGTCTAGCAAGCGTTCGCCTCCACGTGGGTCGGGCATGAGCTTGTAAGGCCACATAAAGGTGCAAGAAACAAAGTATTTTTCGTATACAGGGCCTTCAACTAGTTCGCCCTTGGTCCAGTTAGCAAAAACGTATGTATCTAGTTCATCAAGCACACGCTCAAAGTCCATGAGACTTTCTAATGAGCTGTTAGTCATATAGATGTTTTTGGTGTTGTCTATAATATCTTTAACGTTCTGGGACATATCTGCTTTCGGTTATGCTTATTTAGTAGTTTTTTGCTACTCAAAGCCGTATATTATATTTACCAAACTAATAAGTGTGCTCCTGACATTCCAGTCAAAAGTATACTTAGCCCTGTAAAAAAATATTAATGTACTAGTAGAACCGGGCCAATTGGGTTCTTAAATATCTTTGTGCATGATGCACATTTTGTCGGATAACAGCAATGATACTAAACTTTAGGAGAAATCATTTGTCAGCTAAACGTAAACCTCAAACGGGCCGTCGTGCTCAGAACTTCAATGAAGTGGATAATGTAGTAGGAATTAACCACTTAGTTCAAATCAAGAAACCCATAGCGTTGCTACCTAAAACTTTAAAACAGGAAGAATATATCGACTTATTAACAAACCCTAAAAAATTAATAATTTTTGCCACCGGGCCTGCCGGAACTGGTAAAACCATGCTAGCTGTCATGGCAGCTATCAAAGCCTACAAAGAAGGTCAGATCAGTAAGATAATTATAACCAGACCTGCCGTGGGCGTTGAAGAAGAATCGCATGGTTTTTTACCCGGTGACTTAAATGCCAAAATGGAGCCGTGGACCCGGCCTATTATGGATGTGATCGGTGAATACTACACCCAAAAAGAAATCGCATATATGCTAGCTGAACAAAAAATAGAGATATCTCCCCTAGCATACATGAGAGGACGTAACTTTAAACGCAGTTTTATTGTGTTCGACGAAGCACAAAATGCGACAACTAACCAGATGAAGATGGTACTCACACGCCTCGCCGAAGGGTCTAAGTTGGTAGTAACCGGTGACTTGAATCAGATGGACAGAAAGTTCAACTCTGACAATGGTCTGAGAGATTTCATTGAGCGTCTGACAAAGACCGGAAGTTCAAGTATAGCCAATGTAAACTTTGCAAGAAAAGATATACAACGGCATCCAGTGGTTGCGGAGGTACTTAAACTATACGGAGAAGATTAACTCAAAAGAAAACGGGCACTAGTTGCCCGTTTGTCTTATAGTGTGACTAGATCACACGGTATAACTCAACGAGGTTTCATCTACTAGAGTAATACCAATGAACGTATTTTCAATTTCCCAATCGACCCATTTTACAATAGATTTGAACTCTATTGATTCGTTGATCCATTCGTAACGGAATCCGTCTGTACCAACTACAGTATATTGAAAGAAGTCAGTTTTGATGCGGGCTTCGAGTTCACGGATAAGACGTTCTGAACCTGTCCATAGTTTTGCAAACTTAACAACATGTCCAACATGGCCTTCGTACCCATGAATTCGATCAGTTGGGTCTCTAGTGATTCCAAAACATGTGCGAGCAATAATTTGATCTGTGGCATCATCGACAAAACGATGACGCCAAAGATAAAAGTAATATACCTTTGGCGTTCTCATTTTAATAACCTGCGTATTTGTTGATATCAGGCACTTGCGGCAAGTTCAATTTGCCAGCAAACTTAGCAGGATTGTAATAGTCCATGACCAAGATTGGAGTCAAACAACTATCGCTCCATGAACTTACCAAGTCGTTGGCTTTTTGAAAGTCTTGCAAACGTTGCTTGCAGTCCTTGTGAAAGGACTTGGGGGAACCGTATTGTGTCTGGAACAGTCGATACAGGTCTGCTTCGACTGTGGCATCCAGTTTCACTGGTATTTTAGCAGTGCGCGACGCATGAGATAGTCGACCAAACGCAAGAATAAAACCGCCATCTACACCCTTCTCAGCAGGATAGTATTTGTTGTGCCAAGCCAGTGCCCAGTCCAGGTCTTCGATGGTCTTTTTAAACAGTTTCATTTCTGTGCCGTGTCCAGCAATAGTATTCAAACCGTGAATGTATGTAACCATACCTGGGATAGCTAACTGCCCTCGTGCATCAGAGGCCTTGGCTGGGAACATGTTGTTCTTTTCCATAGTGCATTGAATTTCTTCACTCTGCAGGTCTTCGTCAAAGTTACTGTCGTACAAACGAACACCATTGACACGGCTACGATGCAAGTGGAAGGCATCGATGCCTTTACGACCGCCACCGTTGATCTGACGGAACCCATAGTTGCCTACGGCTTCGCCTTGGAGGTCTGTGCCGGGTACTGTCATGTCCTCGTCAAACGCTTTGACCTGTACCAAGAAATCGCCGTCGATCAAACCGGCAGCGTAGAGATGGTAATACAGACAGGATGTTTGTTGACCCTCCCACACGCTGTATCGTCCGTTCTTGAGACGAGTGGCCATCACTGGCATGGCAATGCGAGGATCAAAACGTTCAAGCACGTTGGCCTGATGTTCAGCATCTTCGTCACGCTGAATTTCAATGTTGAGGTCTAGGTCACTGAGACGTGCCCAGAGCAACTCACCAAAATGTTTATGAGTGTACTTTTGTCCGCCAAGTCGAATGCGAAGATTGTGCAGTGCTTGTTGCACATGAGAGTTGGTATGAGCTCGTGCGCCACGAGTCGTCAGCGGTTCATAGATGCTGGACGTCCCTTGAGGAGTCATGTTGACGTTTTGTTGAATAATAATAGGTGCGAAAGGGTTTGCACCGCGATTGACCACGCGGGTCTGTACTGAAGTTGTCATAAATTTTCCTTTAAAAGTGAATGAATGTCTCATAACTTAAACAAGACAAGCATAGTGTAACACACTAAAGGATACAGGTCAATTGAAATTAGCCCGTTTTTGTAACAATATTATAGATATCTTGCCAATTTTTTACCATTTGATATCTGTAACTCACATGGTCCATGTTGTGACCATGCATCATGAGCAAGGATCGAAGACCGATATTTGCACCAGCATTGGCGTTATCAACCTTGTCTTCAACCCAGTAGCAACCTGTGTCTGTGTAAGGTGCCAGTGCTTCCACCTTGTCTGCGCCGGTGTCCAAGAACACAAACTTTTCAAATGCAGTTTTACCAAACAGTTTACGTAGATTCATTCTGCGTAGTTCTTGTGCATTCTCATCCATGCTTAGACTAGTGATGCAATGGAACACATAACCACATTCCTCATGCAACCGTTTCACATAGTACATGCTGTCTCTGAGTGCAGGTAAAAAACCAATTGCGGCACTTTCGTTGAAGATTTTGATTAGCTTTTTACCTTGTTCGTATTCAATACCGTATTGCTTACCAATATTGTATTTTAGGTTGCCACCTTCAACCTTGTTGAATCCGTGTTGTTGCATCCAGATGTCAAATGCATATTCCCAATCTGTGAGTACTCCGTCGCAGTCAGTTAAAATAACTTTGTTTTTCATGATGTGTGTTTATTGATTGCGTCTGCTGATAACAAACTCTCTGATTGATTCTATAGAATTTTCTAAACGTCTATTCTTCATTTCTAAATGTTCTAAACGTTGACGCAGAACTTGCAGTTCTGCCGCTTGCGAATCCATGGTCTCTTTGGTCAAACGTAGCTCTTTGACCTGTCCCAACAACGTAGGAGGTGGTGGAGCATTAGGGTCTCTGACTCTAGTCTTTTTTTGCTTGTATAACTTTTTAAGTAATGGATTCATGCAAGTATTTATTAGACAGCACTACTAATACTAGAGCCCGACGTACTGCTGATACTGGTATTGGTTGATTCGGGCGACTCGACTGTTTCAGCAGGCGGTGCCATTTCTGCATTGATTCGTTCCAGGTATGCAGGATCCAAGGTGGCCATGACTTCTGTTGTGTACTTTGGGTAACTGGCATGAAAGTATTTGAACAGTTCATCAAACGCTTCTGTGGAACCCCAGCCGTTACGCACTACAGATTTTTTGCTTAGATCCAAGATAACTTTGGCAGTGGTCTGATCTGAGGTTTTAAGACGTCTAGTGACTGCCACCTGTTCGTCAAATTGCATGTTCTTCTCAGTCTGCATCCAACCTTTAACTTGTGTTCGAGCCTTGGCCTGTGGGCGCATAAAGTAGTAGGCTACTAGGAAAATAGATTTATTAGTTGACATAATATTACCGGTTAATTGAAATGAGTTCTGTTAATGTTGCACTTAGGTTGATCTCTGGGTCAGCACAACTTACGTTGTTGACTAGACCTCTGCGTATGGTCACAATTGCTTCGTCTTGACCTTCTTCTGTGGTACTCCAAAGATCCAAGTTATCGTACATCCAACGAAATACGTCTTCCATCTCTTCGGGTACCACTTGACTGCAAATTAGTTCTCTGGCTTGGCGTAGTCGTCCTGCCTTGATCAAATTCACAGCATCCAGTCTAAAGTCGCCTGCTACACCGCCAGTTTCTCTAGGCTGATTCAGTTTGCCTGTCACACTGTTAGTTTGTAACAGGTTTAAACATTTGCGCAGATCTGGGTATGTTGCTTTCACATAACTGTCCAGGGTGTCTAGATCAAAGTCCACGTTCTCTTCTACTAGAACTGTGGCAGCTCTAGCAGTAAATTCAGTTGGGTCTGTCTTTGCAATATGAATTTCGTGACAGCGAGACTTCAATGGTGGGATAATCTTGGTTGGATAATTGCATGTTAGGATAAACCTAACATGCGATGCATAGTCTTCCATCAAGTTACGCATTGCAGGCTGTACTGAATCTTTATTCAAATAGTCAGCTTCGTCAATGAGCACAATCTTGAATGGACCAAATGGCATGGTTTGACAAAAGCCAATCAGTTTGTCCACCCAATCAATCTTACGACCTTCTTTACTGCCATTGGCATACATGACATCTGATTCCTCAACACCCAGGTTGTGGATTAACAGTTTAGACAATGTTGTTTTACCAGTGCCTGCTGGTCCGTGAAATAACAAATGCGGAATACTTTGATCCTTGATCCAGTATTCCACTTGTTCACGGGTGTTTGGATCTGTGAATACATATCCATCGATTGTGTTGGGTCTATACTTTTCTACCCAAAGCTGAGTTACCGACATGTGTTTGTGTCCTTGAAATTGTGTAATACTGTAATATTAGCACAGATTGATGATTAAAGTCAACGAGTTTTTTGTTCAGCCAGTACTGCATCACTGAGCGTGTCGTCCACAGGTAAATGATCCGAAACTAATAATATCTCAGCTGGATCAACTTTTCGTATTGTACGGTCGCCTTCGGCATCTTCAATTTCGATACCACGGCTCCAACGTCCGTGTGCTACATAGATCCAGTCGCCAACAGCCACATCGATTTGATCTGGGCCCGTGGCATATACCCTGCACCAACGTGGACGAATGCCGGCACTTCTACCATCGTCATTTAATAAAATAATTCCGCCGCTGGTAATGCGTTCTTGGAAATTCATATCCGTGACAATTATAGAATCGCCTAAGGGTTTGATTTTATCGATCTTGTTTTTGAACTTGAACTTGCGCTTTTGATCAAACGGATTTTCAATTGTCATATTAAGTATTTCCTGACTTTGCAATAGAATCAGCCAAGCTACCACGTAGGCCTCCGGGTGCGGCAGGTTCGTCTGATGGGAATACATCGGGTTCAGCAACAACATTGGGCTTGGATGGAACCACAGTTGGAGTATTCAAACGATAGTAATCGTTCATGACTTGATTACGTGTTCGTAAAACTTCACCGCCTGGGCCTAACTCGTCACCACGGGCATTAACTTTCATATTGCCAACTGCAATAATTTCTTCGTTGCTCAAACGCAGTTGATCAATGTCAACTGATTTTCCTAGAGCACTTCGATATGTTTTTTTCATTTGTCTTCCTTTAAAAATTCATCTATAGGTAAATCGTAATATAAAGAATCAACTTTGTGTACGCCTATTAGATAAAGCACATAACTTGCTACACTACTGCCACGACCTACTCCCCAGAGCACCCGGTTCTTGCGCATGGTGTCTACTAGATATTTAAGATAGCACAGTAAAGAGAACAGATTTTTCTCTTGGAATAACAAAAGCTCTGTACCTGTGCGTTGCAACTCTGCCTGTGTTTGGCATTGTTCTAGTACCCATTTGGCAATATCCATGTTCCGGTATTCATCTGGCATGAACCAAGAGTCTTGATTTTGTTTGTCAAATGCGCCCACATCAATATCCAACTTGCGATATTGTTGTAGCAGGGGAAAATCACAATGAGTTGTCTGCACACTGTGATTGTATGTGTCAGGGTCATCCACTTGAAATTGCTTCAAGTCCAATTCGGGATATTCGTACAGCATGTTAAACAGGTTGTCCTGTGTAACATGCATCTGTCCAAATTGATCATAAGTCATTAGTTGATATCAATTATGTTTTTAAAGTTGGCATTTTTATTAGCATCGTCTAGAATCTTTTGCTGACGCTTGGACAATTCTACACGATAATCTTCTAATAGCATACCAACTTGGTTAATTAAACTGCCATTGCCCATTCGTTGAGCCTGTAGCATTCTTTTAACAAGTTCGTTGTACTTGTTAGTTATTTCTTCAGTTGGTAATTTACTCAGGTCTGGGGACAATGGATGCATATCAATTTTCCTTATTTGCCACTGGCTTCTTTGCGGGCATTTTTCTCAGCAGTGATTTCATTGCGGCGAGCCTTGACCAGCTTGCCTAATTCTGCTAGGGCTTTGCGAGCACGAGTTCCAGCGGCACTATTACCACCTTCGAACTTTTCGTCTTCTTTGGACCATGCTTCTACTGCTTCTTTGATTTGTGTGATTGTTGACATAATAGATCTCCTTGTTGTCCTAAAGATTTTACACGATAGTTTGGTTAAAGTCAAATCTATTTAAAGACTTTCAACCCATTTCTTTACTTTAATTTGGGTAATGTATACACTGGATCCGGCCCATTGTGCTCCAGCATGGTCGCGACTACCACTCACAAACACAAACTTGTAATCGGCAATTTGCCAATTGGCTGATGCTTCTGTATCAGTGATAACCCGAGTTACCTTGGTCCAAGGTGCAGTAGCAGTACTGCTTGCGCCAGACTGGTCTATTAGTTCAATGATTGCACCGGAGTTGACATTGACAAGATATGCAACAATATTGTAGGAGTCTGTGCATTGTTCTGCCTTCCACCAAAAACCAACTTCGTCACCTTCTTCTAATGCAATTGGTAATTCGGACACAACATAAGGCCCGTGCACAACACCGGGTGTACTTGTGATACCCAAGTCAACCAACTTCAACGATTGTGCTGGTGCACACTCGCCCGGTGGTAAATCAGTTTCGTAAACGGCTTCATATTTGTAACTGGTATAGCCGGGCGAACTGTCACGTGTGGGAGTAGGAAAACCGGCTATGGTACTCAGGTCATTCATTTTAACCTGTTCTAGGTATATAAGCCATCCTGGTACTTGTGACAAAGTGGGACTGATAGAAGTTACAACACCATCGCTAAAACTACCATTGGTAAATGTAAATTTTGATTTGCCTTGTAAGTCAGAGTATGATATTCTTGCATCGGCAACAAAATTTCTGGCAACATTACGTATTGCTTGACTACCCAAGCTGACAGGCACTCTGGTGGACAGGTCTGCTCCGTTGGCAATTTGTGCCATAGATAAGTTGCCGGTTGTGGGCAAGGTCATTCTTTGCCTTTTAGTCTAGCAACTTCCGCTTTGAGTTCGTCCACAGTATTTTGTAATGCCTTGATACTTTCAATGAACAATCCAGCAAAGTTTCCATAGTTAACACTCTTGAGACCTTCGGCGTTTGTTTTAACCAACATGGGCATCACTGCTTCGGCTTCTTGAGCAATAACACCTGTGCCTGTTTGCCCTGTATCAATCTTGTCATAGTAGACACCACGTAGTTTTGCTATCAGCTCCAATGGGTCCTCGATGGTTTTGACATTGGTTTTTAGTGTGGCATCACTGAATGCAATAATATCTCCGGACGCATGTATGTCACCTGTGACATCTAACGTGTACGAAGGCTCCTGTTTGTTAATGCCAACACCGCTGGGCGACACCAAGTTGATGCTGTCTTGTGATGTGGGGTTGATACCATCATTTGATACTCCTATTTCAAGTGTGGTCTTTTCGCCAGAGTATGCATAGTATCTAATCCAAGCAGTGTCGCCGCTGCCACCGGCAGGGTCATTTGGAAATTTAATTCCAGCATCAGTGCCCGGTCCTGCACTGGGCGTAATCAGTCCGTTGTCGATTAAAACTCTTTTCCACGGACTCCATGCATACACATCACCGGTGTCGTCGTTGGCTCTAAAGTATAAACCTTTTGGTGGATCTTCTTCGCTGTTCCAATTCATTGCAAGTTGTGCGGCAGCATTCTGAGCATTGATACTTAAACCAACAAAAAATGGTCCCGGAAAATCGGTACTGTTGTAGGCATTAAATGCAGTTATGTTTGGTCTACTGTAAGTTGTGGGTATCGGACTGTCAACGCCCAAATCAAAGTCAGTCCATACCCCAATGCCTGCACTACCTGTTGCGCCACTCATACCAGTGGCACCAATTGGACCGGTGGCACCACGTGTTCCTGTTGGCCCTGTAGCACCAGCATAGATAGCCACACCCGGAAGACCACGACTGCCTGTGTACCCTAATGGTCCTGAAGCACCCAGCGATCCTGTGTAACCAACACCGGCATATTGCCCATCTATGCCCTGTGGTCCGGCACTGCCGGTATAACCACGATTGCCTTCACTACCAACATAACCAGTATCTCCTTGCGGACCTGGCACACCTTGTGCGCCTGTGGCTCCAAATCCACTGGCACCCTGCGGTCCAGGAATACCTGTAGCACCTGTTGCACCATAGGCAGCAAATGCACCAGACTGTCCGCGACTGCCAGTGTAACCTCGTGCACCTGTTGCGCCTATGTCACCAGTTCTTGCAAAGGTGATAATAACATCTTCCAAGCTGCTGTAAGATGTAGAGCCGCTTAGGTAATTGCATGATACCTTGAAGTAGCCAGTATTACCGGCCACATCAACCAAGGAGTTGATACTGAAAATTGTGAAATCATCTGCGTTGAGTCTGTTACTGATCTTGAAGTGACCTTTAAGGGTGCTGGTACTATCATCAATTGTTTGCAAGTAACCTTCCACGCTGTCGCCATTGGTATCTTGTTTGTCAATGTATAAACGTGTGGCTGAAGCAAGATCGGTGCTGTCAAAAGACAAGAATCCATTTCCTGGATCTGCATCTGCAATAATACTTTTAAATTTATATGCTAAAGTGACACCGCCAAATTGTCCTGTGGGACCAGTTGCTCCGGCAACACCAGTTGCACCTCTTGAACCTGTAAAACCATTGCCGTCACCTGAGCCGCCACTGCCACCTGAGCCGCCAAGGTTCGCAAAGTCTATTAGCCAATAGGTAATACCGCCGTCAACTGATGCAACTTCTACCAGGTAGTCACCCACATCAGGGAATACAATTTCTTTATTGATAATTTGTGTATTCCTGTCAACTCCGTACGCTACATTTTCAGGTAATAAAACTTTGTAGGTTGAATTTGTAACGCTAAACCAAAGCACCACTCTGCCCGCTTGCCCCAGTGGAGGAAAGTTGCTCATGTTTAGAATAATATTATTGTTCAGGCGCATGCGTTGGAAACTGCCCATCAAGTAATCAATTTCTGTTATGCCCGATACTGCGTCAAGATCGGTATAGGTATGACTGGGTGCTGTGAGCTGTGCTCTCCTGATAGGAGTCCAATTAAGATCGTTGTCAATTGTGGTGCCGCCGCCCACAGGGCTTTTTAACACGCTACTATTTTGTAGTTCGGTTATTTCACTATTTGCTGTGCCCAGTCCCAGCTTGATATTTGCAAAATTATCTCTGAAGCCTTGACTATCATTATTTTGTCCAGCAACAGGAAAACCTGCGTTGATCCTTGTGTTATCTATTCTACTTGCCATTATGTAAATGCTCCAGTTTTGGGGAACTTCAGATATTTATTCCCAACATATGGACCAGTTCCTGTAAGTCCGAGAATATAGTCAGTACCGTAGTTAAATTTAGTAGTACCGTTTTCAAATGTGGTTATGTCATTGTCAAATGATGTGGCTTCTTCAAGGTCGCTGGGTGGCTCACTAAAGTCTTCACTCAATTTCTTGTCTAGTTCGTAACGATCAAATTCAAATTTAAAATTGTTAAAGTTAACGCCTGCCCGTTTGAGACGGAAAGCAACAACTCCGCTGCCTCCAGGTATGGTATAAGCCAGGACCACAGCATGTATAAATCCAGGAGGAGAATAGAATTGTCCCAATTTTTCTGGTATAGGTTGTACACTGGTCATCCAAGTTGGAATAATTCCTTGGTTGTAAAACCCAATGCTTGTTGCCAATCTATGGTGCATGTTTTCTAATCCGTTGGGTTTAAAGATGTAATAGGGTTGACCATCTTTGAAATAGTAATTCTTTATTTGTGATCTTAGATCTATCACATCTGGCAAACCCACTGTGCTGTGAGTTCCTGGTTCAATGGTAGACAATCTATCAATCACAGGCAAATAAACAACTTCGTATCGTATTCTAAGATGTTCATCGTAGCAGACTGCAGTTTGTACATCACCGAATAGCAATGTTTTGTTATAGTGATTGTTTTCCAATGCTGTGTTATATTCTTCCATGGTGGAATCATTTAACCCAGGCGCAAACAAAAATCTCAGATGCTTTGTTTTGCTAAACCACGGATCAGGATTTCTGTACAGCAACCTACTGGGGAATATTATTTCGTTGTCCAGTATCTTGTTTAAATTTTGTCTCTCAGTGATGGTAGGAAACGACCTGATCCAGATATTGTGATATGGCACAGTGTTCACACGGTCTACATGCAATTTAAAGGTGCGCTCAACATAAGTAAAGCGGTCAGAATTAATTGCACGTACTGTAAAATAATAATCGTCATTGACTGGAAGATTGACAGGATCGTCTTGATAACATTTAAATGCTATACGCCCTGAGATCAACCCGTTGTCTAACAGTACCAATTGTTGTGGTAAGGTACTTGTGAAGTAGGGTTTGATTGCGTAGAATATTTGTTTCTTTAAGTTGCTAGTGGCAACCACCGACAAATCGCTAATGGAACCATTGGATACTGATCCAAAATCTGCTGGAGTCTCCCAATTGATATAATCACTATCGGATACCGAAACAAAAGTATAGTATCGGTTGGGATCGTAGGTGACATAATTGGCATTGGTCACAAACCAAGCAGCCATGGCCGGTATCTTTACATACAGGATTCTGACAGTGACAGAAAGTTGTGTGGCGCCTGTGCTGTTGCCTAAACGCAACACAAACTGATAGTCAAATTCGTGCGGTGTACTCAAAAACCCTGCTAACCACGAATCCCACGATGCTTGGTTTAACTGTGCCAGCGCAGGTGCAGTTCTATTTACAAATTGTTCTCTGGCCAATGGCACTGCGGCATTAGGAGCAACACCTTCAAAGGTACCATTTTGATATAACACAAGATTGGGCGGAAGTTCTCCAAATTCCAAGCGCCAGTAAGTGTTGGTGGCAGTGTCGACTGTGCCGCGATTGATTTGGTATTGAAATTTGTCGCTGGAAAAACGAATTCTGGTTTGGCTCGGATTTGCCGGAATAAACAGGTTATTGAATACAATTGGTAGCTTGAAGATTTTGTCAGCATAATCGCCGGTACTGCTGGTGGCACGTAAGGTAAATGTAAAAATAAAAATAGGTACATTGGCCACTGGGTTATCAACAAGCGGAACACCCGATAGCACACCTGTCACACTATTCAAAAACAGACCAGACGGCATTGCGCCGCCGACCACTGAATAGTTAACAGTGTCAGACGCTGTGATAGCTT